TTATGGACGCATTATGGACATTCCTGACACCGGGTTAAGAGTCACAGCATCTTGTAAGAAATCCGGTGCAAAGTGTGCGTAGGTCATAGTTTGCTGAATGTTAGAATGACCCAGGATGCGCTGCAATGTGATTATGTTACCTCCATTCATTATAAAATGTGTGGCAAATGTATGCCTCAAAACATGTACTGCTTGTCCGTCAGGTAAATCGGGTTTTACTTCCCTGAGAGCGTTACGCACTTTGTAGTAACTGGCATTAAAAAGCCTGCCTGAATTTTTGGTCTTGATCCGTTTAATCAGGTCCTGCGAAACGGGAATTGTCCTGCGTTTTCCGTTTTTAGTTTTCATAAACGTAACCATCTGGTTAATGATGTGTTCAGCTTTTAAATTAGATACTTCACTCCAGCGTCCACCAGTAGAAAGGCAGACCAGAGTTGCATTTAATTCATCACCATCAAGCATGGATAACAGCCGCGTAATCTCTTCACTGGACAAAAAAGCCATTTCCGTAACAGCTTCACGTAACCGTTTAATCTCACGGAACGGGTTGTGAGAGTGGTATTCACCGGCGTCAATTAACTTGGTGAACATCCCGCTCATTATTGCCAGATGTCGATTTACGCTGGCTGGTTTCAGACCATCGTTCATCATTACAACGCGATAATCAGTTATCGTTTTCTTTGTTAGCTGGTCAGCTCTGGACACTCCCATTTCTGCAAATTTGGCGATTATTGTCGTTAAACGCCCCCGTTCAATATCTCCACGCTCATGTGATTTTCCGTGATATATCCACCATCTGCCTAACAACTCTGTAAGAGTTCGGCGGTCGGCTGGTTTCTCCAACCACTCTTTGTTGTGGTAGTTAACCAGTACATGACGTTCGAATGCTTGAGCTTCACCTTTAGTTTTAAATTTCCGCCTGATACGTTTTCCATCTGCACCCTGCGGTCTGACGTCCACTTCATAACGACCATCATCGAGCTTTTTAATAGACATAAAGCCCTCCGATGACGCTGTTTACTTCTACTACTTGAAAATTAATGCAATTTTCTTTCGTACATTTACTACACACATATGCTGAATAAATCGTCAGCCAGTCTTCTGGTCTGAGTGGTGCAAGGTTGTTGAGTCTTGCCCAATGTGTGCGAGAGCCGGGGCTATTTGTCCAGCTGCTGGATCTGTTTCATCAAACATGAACCAGTCACGATACTTGCGAAAGCGTGGATGCTTAAACAGCTTCATACCTGCTTCCATAGGCATTTTTGATTTTCCTGATTCATATCCATGATATGTGTAGTAATTAATTCCAATTAATTCAGCAAGTTCCTTAGTTTTAAGGCGTTCGGATTCACGGATGAGCTTTAGTTTCTCACTTTGTTCACTTGACATAATTTTGCTAATCTCCAATTATATTGTTACTTGGCAATTTGTGATTCGCTCAAAAAGGCTCTAGATGGCTCCAGTTGGTGAATCGCAAATCTTATGGAGGATAGCAAAGTGACGACAAATGTAGAAATTTCTTGTCCAACCAGCGATGAGGCAAGTTTCGAAAATGAAGCCAAACGTAAAAGCATTCAGATTTCAGAGCGCCCATCTGATTTGCTGTCGAAAGAAGGTTTTGCTCTTTACATCGGTAAGACACCACGCGCGGTGGCTGAAATGGCTAAAGCAGGAAAGCTGCCAGCCTTCTACATGACAGACCCATTAAAACCAAGAGGGAAAGCTGAATTATGGATTAATCGCCGTGAGTGGGACAAGTACGCAGCCCAGCTAGTTGATGAAGCTCCGACAGAATGGCATGACTGGAAAAATCGCATTGGTTACAGCAAATCAAGACATGGCCGTGCGGCTTAAGGTGGAAAGGATGAACGAGCCTCGTTGTATTGCTCAGTTATTGCGTAACGAAAGCCCCAGGGCGATTGACTTCACCATCACCCACGGTAAGGGGCGTAAGGGAATCATTATCCGCACCAAAAAACAGAGTCCGTTAAAAAAGGCTCTGACCTTTCTGAAAAGCCGGAGGGTCTGGAAATGACAGTGATGACGCTCAATCTCGTTGAAAAACAGCCAGCAGCTATGCGCCGGATAATTGGTAAGCATCTGGCCGTCCCTCGCTGGCAGGAGACATGCGATTATTATAATCAGATGATGGAACGCGAACGGCTAACGGTTTGCTTCCATGCGCAGTTAAAACAGCGTCACGCAACGATGCGTTTTGAAGAAATGAACGACGTCGAACGTGAACGGCTGGTTTGTGCAATTGATGAATTGCGTGGGGCATTCTCAAAACGCCGTCAGGTTGGCGCAAGTGAGTATGCATATATTAGTTTTTTAACAGTCAGTCAGCGTCGTACTTTATTTATGCATGCCGGATTGACTGAAAAAGAATTCAACCAGCCATACTGGCGAATTAATGAAGAATCATGTTACTGGCGTGATGCTTTATTCCGTGCATTACGTGAATTATTCAGCCTGTTTGAGTATGCACCGACAATTCTGACGTCGGTAAAACCAGAGCAATATCTGCATTAAGTAATTAACCAGAATTTTTAACGCACTTAATTGTGCGGGGCTTCTTTTTGCCTGGAGAAAGTCATGCATACAGTTTCTGAAAATCAGTGCGGTAAATACGCATTACTGCTGCAACAGGCCAGAACCGAAGCACAGGCCGACGCTGCGACGCGCTTTTCTTCTCATCTTGACGCCATGATTCGCCATATCACAAAGGCGGAGTTATCCCGCGTGGAGATAGTCGAGCTGCTCAGTCAGGAGTCGGAAAAATTTCACAATATCGGATTGTCTCGCGGGGAGGTGCTTTGATGTCCTGTTCTCATTCAGTTGTATTACTGAATAACGCCTTAAAAATCGCCGTTATGGAAAATGGCGATTTGTCTCTTATTCAACTTTGTCTTGATAAAGAAAAACGCGACATAACTGAATCTGTTATCGCGATTTATCAGAATGAATTAAACCTCCTGTCTGATGTGGTCAATTTACTTGTTAAACGCGCTGTATTCCACAAGCAAATTTCCTCCGTGGATGAACTGACAAAATTAACGACAGAACTTACCAGTTATTGCGCTGATGTATCCAGGAAACTTAACGATAAAAGGAGCTGATAATGCCGGACAACGTAGATTTTATTCAGGAACAACAGGCTGAATTACTGGAGCGCCAGATTAACGCGGCAAGGGTAAAACATTGCGGTGCTTCTGCGCTGGTTTGCGAAGAGTGTGACGCGCCAATACCTGCTGCCCGTCGTGCGGCTTATCCGTCAGCCACGCGTTGTGTTTCCTGTCAGTCAGTCTTTGAAGCAAAAAACAAACATTACCGGAGAACGGCATGAGTATTCGTATTGAAATTGGCGAACGTTATGTCGTTACCAGTGACAGCTTTCAGTTTATTCTCCACGAGAAAAAGAGAGCGGAAAGCGGTAAAAACGCCGGTCAGGAATGGCTGGCGGTGGTTGGTTATTACCCGAAATTAAGCCAGCTCGTTTCCGGCCTGATGCATCACGATATTCTTACCGGAAGCGCAAAGTCTTTTGCTGATTTAAACGCGCAGGTTGAGCAACTCAGCAAGCGTTGTTCAGAGGCTTTTGGCTCATATGGCTGTTAAAGCCTCCGGGCGTTTTGTCCCTCCGTCAGCATTTGCCGCAGGCACCGGTAAGACGTTTACCGGTGCTTATGCATGGAACGCGCCACGCGAGGCCGTCGGGCGCGAAAGACCCCTTACACGTGACGAGATGCGTCAGGTGCAAGGTGTTTTATCCACGATTAACCGCCTGCCTTACTTTTTGCGCTCGCTGTTTACTTCACGCTATGACTACATCCGGCGCAATAAAAGCCCGGTGCACGGGTTTTATTTCCTCACATCCACTTTTCAGCGTCGTTTATGGCCGCGTATTGAGCGTGTGAATCAGCGCCATGAAATGAACACCGACGCGTCGTTGCTGTTTCTGGCAGAGCGTGACCATTATGCGCGTCTGCCGGGGATGAATGACAAGGAGCTGAAAAAGTTTGCCGCCCGTATCTCATCGCAGCTTTTCATGATGTATGAGGAACTCTGCGATGCCTGGGTGGATGCGCATGGCGAAAAAGAATCGCTGTTTACGGATGAGGCGCAGGCGCATCTGTATGGTCATGTTGCTGGCGCTGCACGTGCTTTCAATATTTCCCCGCTTTACTGGAAAAAATACCGTAAAGGACAGATGACCACGAGGCAGGCATATTCTGCCATTGCCCGCCTGTTTAACGATGAGTGGTGGACTCATCAGCTTAAAGGCCAGCGTATGCGCTGGCATGAGGCGTTACTGATTGCTGTCGGGGAGGTCAATAAAGACCGTTCTCCTTATGCCAGTAAACATGCCATTCGTGATGTGCGTGCACGCCGCCAGGCAAATCTGGAATTTCTTAAATCGTGTGACCTTGAAAACAGGGAAACCGGCGAGCGCATTGACCTTATCAGTAAGGTGATGGGCAGTATTTCTAATCCTGAAATTCGCCGGATGGAGCTGATGAACACCATTGCCGGTATTGAGCGTTACGCCGCCGCAGAGGGTGATGTGGGGATGTTTATCACGCTGACCGCGCCGTCAAAGTATCACCCGACACGTCAGGTCGGAAAAGGCGAAAGTAAAACCGTTCAGCTTAATCACGGCTGGAACGATGAGGCATTTAATCCAAAGGATGCGCAGCGTTATCTCTGCCGCATCTGGAGCCTGATGCGCACGGCATTCAAGGATAATGATTTACAGGTCTACGGTTTGCGAGTCGTCGAGCCACACCACGACGGAACGCCGCACTGGCATATGATGCTTTTTTGTAATCCACGCCAGCGTAACCAGATTATCGAAATCATGCGTCGCTATGCGCTCAAAGAGGATGGCGACGAAAGAGGAGCCGCGCGAAACCGTTTTCAGGCAAAACACCTTAACCGGGGCGGTGCTGCGGGATATATCGCGAAATACATTTCAAAAAACATCGACGGCTATGCACTGGATGGTCAGCTCGATAACGATACCGGCAGGCCGCTGAAAGATACTGCTGCGGCTGTTACCGCATGGGCGTCAACGTGGCGCATCCCGCAATTTAAAACGGTTGGCCTGCCGACAATGGGGGCTTACCGTGAACTACGCAAATTGCCTCGCGGCGTCAGCATTGCTGATGAGTTTGACGAACGCGTTGAGGCTGCACGTGCCGCCGCAGACAGTGGTGATTTTGCGTTGTATATCAGCGCGCAGGGTGGGGCAAATGTTCCGCGTGATTGCCAGACTGTCAGAGTCGCCCGTAGCCCGTCGGATGACGTTAACGAGTACGAGGAAGAAGTCGAGAGAGTGGTCGGCATTTACGCGCCGCATCTCGGCGCGCGTCATATTCATATCACCAGAACGACGGACTGGCGCATTGTGCCGAAAGTTCCGGTCGTTGAGCCTTTGACTTTAAAAAGCGGCATCGCCGCGCCTCGGAGTCCTGTCAATAACTGTGGAAAGGTCACCGGTGGTGATACTTCGTTACCGGCTCCCACACCCTCTGAGCACGCCGCAGCAGTGCTTAATCTGGTTGATGACGGTGTTATCGAATGGAATGAGCCGGAGGTCGTGAAGGCGCTCAGGGGCGCATTAAAACACGGGCTGAGAACGCCAAATCGTCAGCAAAGAAACGGAAGCCCGTTAAAACCGCATGAAATTGCACCATCGGCCAGACTGACTCGGTCTGAACGATTGCAAATCACCCGTATCCGCGTTGACCTTGCTCAGAACGGTATCAGGCCGCAGCGATGGGAGCTTGAGGCGCTGGCGTGTGGCGCGACCGTAAATTATGACGGGAAAAAATTCACGTATCTGGTCGCTGATGAGTGGCCGGGATTCTCCAACTTTATGGCGTTCAGTAGTGAACATTACTGAGAATCTTCGGTTTTTATTAGTTGTGAATAAGGGGAATAGCGTTCTGTACATATGGGGCTATGTAATAAATATAAACCGTCAGTTCATTCTGACGGTTTATATATTTTTATGCTTAGTATGATAGAAAATCATACAGGCACAATAATTTACGGTAATGAGTATCTATTTTGTGTGATATAGAGATAAGATATTTTCTGAGTTGTGCTAAGGAAATTGTGTCATTAAGTACACAATACATGATTGTATTGGCTACTTTATATTCTTTTGTTGTTTCTAATATCTCATCTATTGTTGTTGCATCACATTTGCACGCTTTAATTCTAGTGAGTTGATTTATTATCTTATCCAGTTGTCTGTCTTTGTATAGCTGAACGTTTTCTAATTCAGGGCATACAGAACTAAATGCGTAAATTGGAAAGTGCTCATGATTTGTGATAGTTTGTTTATTCAAAAGTGCAATGAGTTGTGCGTTAGCTTCATCGACAATTTTAAAGTAATTTTGAATCATTTCAGATTTTGTCTGGTATTCGTAGGTAACAGTTCTTTCTGAGCCTACAGCGATTACCATTTCTTCATTCCGTAATTCATCGAGGTTTTCCGTGATTTTTACCTTGATTTCACCGCCACTTTTTATTGTATTCCAGACTTTTTGTACTTTTCTTATATCCATTGCGGAAACAGGGAGAATTAAATTAGATATGGCATCGTAAACGGCTTTGTAATTGTCTGTTTTGATTTTGTTAATTCTTATAATGGATAAACCTTCAATGTTAATATCATGTTCAGAAATAGTTGTAGACATGTTCCCCTCATCATATTCAACAAGGAGAAAGTTGTCTTTTATTTTTTTTGCTAGTTCAGTATTTAGATCTACATATGAAAATATTGTCTGCAGGAGGTATTTAATATTCTTGTCGCTGATGCTATATCCTAAAAAAATAATGGGGTTGTGAATGAATATAGATAATAGTTGAGCACGTATTAACTCATATTTGTCATTAAAGTTATTATAATCATCAGATGTTATGATTATGTTATTGGGGTCACTAACACAACCGTGTATTTTATATACCGAGCCATATGGATTGCTTAGCAATATATTGTTGCCAATAAGCGGAGAGAAATCGAATAAATTTTCGATAAGTTGATCGTAATTGGTGGTAATAATTGAGCCAATATTCTTTCTTGTTTTTATTAAGCTGTTAATCTCATCTCTTAAATCTTCTTTGAGAGGTGAGTCTTTTAATATTGATGTTAGGTATATTTTGAATCGGCTAAGTTTTTTTCCATGACTCATGTTCTCGTAGAAAATATCATTGATGCTTTCAAACTTTCCGTTTCTGTCTTCGGCGAGTTTCTTATTGAAGATATTCTCTAATTTTGTTGCAAGAATGTCGTATCTGTATTCGTCACCTTCAATACTTTCCGATTTAAGATCATAATAAAATTCAGGGTTGCCAGTTAAATCAACGGCAATTTTCATCAATAACCCATCCCAACTGAATGAGTTTTGCAGATATCTTAGACTAAAACCTGTGCCTATAAAAAGAACTGGGTGGTTTTTGTACTGGCTGACAAATTCTTTGATTTCCATATTAATTCTCGAAGTTGATCATCGTTATCTCTATACAACCAAATAGCAGATAAAACTTCAAACAGACTTTCAAAAAGCGACATATGTTTTGGCAGAATAAGGATGAGCGCATCAGTGTCAAGAAGATTCGAGATCTTAATCTACTCAATAGGAACAAGACGTCAGACTTAATTGTGTACTACCGGTGAAAACTGCCTGATAAAGTTGAATCTACGACATGATTCGTCGGTTTTTTATGCGATATTACCTTAGTTTCTGTTGTCCTTGGTAATACTGACGTTATTGCATTAAATTGCATGTGTTTTGATTTCATGCCCTTTGCCAACTACGCCAATACTGGTGCTGTTTCGACGTGTTTATGCACTTGCATTAAAACCGCAACATGAAGCGGGCGGGCGAGGCGGGGAAAGCACTGCGCGCTGGCGGTGGTGCTGATTTTATTTTTTCAGCGTCTGAGCGCGTCGTGACGGCGCTTAGTCTGCCCGTTGAGGCGTTGGTGTGTCTGCGGGATTTTTTGTGCGGTGATGAGCGTGTGAGGGCGTGATGGCGGGGTGTAAAAAAGCCGCCCGCAGGCGGCGATGTTCAGCCGTTGTCAGTCTCCAGTGAGTAGTTTTTAAAGCGGATGACCTCCTGGCCGAGCCAGCCGTTTATTTCCCGAATTCTGTCCTGTAGCGGGATAAGCTCATTGCGGACAAAGACCTTTGCCACTTTTTCAATATCACCCAGCGATCCGACGTTCTCCGGCTTGCCGCCCATCAACTGAAAGGGGATGCGGTGTGCGTCCAGCAGGTCAGCGGCGCTGGCTTTTTTGATATTAAAAAAATCGTCCTTCGTCGCCACTTCACTGAGGGGGATAATTTTAATGCCGTCGGCTTTCCCCTGTGGGGCATAGAGAAACAGATTTTTAAAGTTATTGCGGCCTTTCGACTTAACCATGTTTTCGCGAAGCATTTCGATATCGTTGCGATCCTGCACGGCATCGGTGACGTACATGATGTATCCGGCATGCGCGCCGTTTTCGTAATACTTGCGGCGGAACAGCGTGGCCGACTCATTCAGCCAGGCAGAGTTAAGGGCGCTGAGATATTCCGGCAGGCCGTACAGCTCCTGATTAATATCCGGCTCCAGCAGGTGAAACACGGAACCGGGCGCGAAGGCTGTCGGCTCGTTGAAGGACGGCACCCACCAGTAAACATCCTCTTCCACGCCACGGCGGGTATATTTTGCCGGTGAGGTTTCCAGTCTGATGACCTTACCGGTGGTGCTGTAACGCTTTTCTAGAAACGCATTACCGAACACCAGAAAATCCAGCACAAAGCGGCTGAAATCCTGCTGGGAAAGCCACGGATGCGGGATAAATGTCGAGGCCAGAATATTACGTTTGACGTAAATCGGTGAGCTGTGATGCACGGCAGCACGCAGGCTTTTTGCCAGACCGGTAAAGCTGACCGGTGGCTCATACCATCTGCCGTTACTGATGCATTCGACGTAATCCAGAATGTCACGGCGGTCGAGTACCGGCACCGGCTCACCAAAGGTGAATGCCTCCATTTTCGGGGCGCTGGCGGTCATTGTTTTTGCCGCAGGTTGCGGTGTTTTCCCTTTTTTCTTGCTCATCAGTAAAACTCCAGAATGGTGGATGTCAGCGGGGTGCTGATACCGGCGGTGAGTGGCTCATTTAACAGGGCGTGCATGGTCGCCCAGGCGAGGTCGGCGTGGCTGGCTTCCTCGCTGCGGCTGGCCTCATAGGTGGCGCTGCGTCCGCTGCTGGTCATGGTCTTGCGGATAGCCATAAACGAGCTGGTGATGTCGGTGGCGCTGACGTCATATTCCAGACAGCCACGACGGATAACGTCTTTTGCCTTGAGCACCATTGCGGTTTTCATTTCCGGTGTGTAGCGGATATCGCGCGCGGCGGGATAGAACGAGCGCACGAGCTGGAACACGCCGACACCGAGGCCGGTGGCATCAATACCGATGTATTCGACGTTGTATTTTTCGGTGAGTTTGCGGATGGATTCCGCCTGAGTGGCAAAGTCCATGCCTTTCCACTGGTGACGCTCAAGTATTCTGAATTTGCCACCGGCCACCACCGGCGGTGCCAGCACCACGCATCCGGCACTGTCGCCACGGTGTGACGGGTCGTAACCAATCCAGACCGGGCGGGAGCCGAACGGATTCGCGGCAAACGGCGCATAGTCTTCCCATTCTTCCAGCGTGTCGACCATGCAGCGTTGCAGCTCCTCGAACGGGAACACCGACGCCTTGTCGTCAACAAATTCACACATGAACAGGTTTTTAAAATCGTCGGCGCTGTTTTCGCGTTTGAGCTGCTCAATGTCGAACAGCGTGCAGCCGCCTTTCAGGGCGTCCTCAATGGTGACAATCTGCCGCCACTGGCCGTCCGCACAGAGAAGCCCCCCGGCAAGGGCGTTATGACTGACGTCGATTTCCACGCGTTCGGCGGCGCTGGCGCGTCCCCGGTTGAACAGTTCACCCGACCAGAATGGGTAGGCGTCGTGCGCCAGCGTGGACGGGGTGGAGAAATAGGTCGAGCGCAGGTGGCTCTGTGAGGCCATACCTGATGCCACCTTACGCAGTACCTGAAAATTCGGGATCCAGAAAATCTCGTCGACGTACAGGTCGCCGTTATGGCTCTGCGCGGTGTTGGAGTTGGTGCCGAGAAAAATCAGTTTTGCGCCGTTATTGCCCAGGACAATCGGGTCACCGGTAAGGTCAACGTCAACCAGACGGGCAAAGGCGATGATGTATTCGCGGAACACATACGCCTGCGTTTTACTGGCCGACAGAAAAATCTGGTTATGACCGGTTTTCAGGGCGCGCAGCAGCGCCTCGCGGGAAAAATAAAACGTCGCGCCAATCTGGCGGGATTTCAGGATATCGCGGATGCGGTGCTCAAGCCCGGCGCGATACCAGTGCAACTGATAGTCGAAAGACTGCTCAAAGAAAATCTGCTCCAGCTTTTCGATGGCCTCGTCACTGAAAAAATTCTTTTTCGGTTTGCGACGCCCGCCTTTGTTGCGGTTAGCGACGTTCGGATTAAGGTCTGCCTCGTTGCCGGTCTGACTGTAACGGTTGACCCGTGCCAGTCGTTCAATCTGGCGTCCCAGCAGGTCAATTTCCTTGAAGTCACCGCCGGTTTTCTGCGGTTTGATGATGAGCTGGGTCAGCCGCGCTTCCAGACTCATTTCGACACGGCTGATGGGGGCAACGCTGTCCCAGCCGTCGCGCTGTTTCCAGCTCTGCACCGTCGGGCGTTTCATCTGCAACATGGCGGCAATCTGCGGCACGGAAAATCCCTGCCAGTACAGCAGCGCCGCCTGACGACGCGGGTCGTGCAAAAGAGTGGTGTCTGTGGTGATGGTCATGAATACCTCGCCGTGATGAATACACGGCAAGGCTACTGAGTCGCGCCCCGCGATTCGCTAAGGTGCAGTTGTGTCAGTGATAAGCCATCCGGGACTGATGGCGGAGGATGCGCATCGTCGGGAAACTGATGCCGACATGTGACTCCTCTAATCACTATTCAGGACTCCTGACAATGGCAAAAAAAGTCTCAAAATTCTTTCGTATCGGCGTTGAGGGTGACACCTGTGACGGGCGTGTCATCAGTGCGCAGGATATTCAGGAAATGGCCGAAACCTTTGACCCGCGAGTCTATGGTTGCCGCATTAACCTGGAACATCTGCGCGGCATCCTGCCTGACGGTATTTTTAAGCGTTATGGCGATGTG